GTAGTAACAACAATGGTATTTCTTCAATCGTTGTAGAAGAATATGCTGCAGCGGTGGTTGCATAATATGGAGGATAGAAAAACAATGAAACAAATAATGACTATTTTGGATGTAATAAAAGAAACATATCCAGATAAAACCTTTACCTGTGTAGATGGAGATTTTTCTACTGTAGAATGGGGAGATTGTACACCTTTAAAACAAGCAACTGTTGAAGCAAGGGTAATAGAATTACAAAAAGAAACAGATGCTGTTTACGAAAAAAATAAAACAGACAAATTATCAGCGTATAGAAAACTATCTATGACTGATGATGAAATTAAGGCTCTTGACCCAACATTGTTGGAGGAGTAACCGATGAGTAAAGCCAGAGATTTAGCTGACATCGTCAGTAACCTAAGTGCGAATGCTGAAAAGGCAGTTGTAGTAAATGCAGGTGGAACTGAACTTACGTTTGGTGACGCAGGTTCAACTGAATTTTATGGCTTTAACTATGTTGATACTGATGGTGACGGTGTCAAGGAAGACTTAATACTCACTACAACAAACAATGGAGCAGATGACATTTCGGTATCTAACGCTGACAATACAGCTACAGATATATATGACGAAAGTTTTTGGGCTTCAGCTAATTTAACATTTTCAATCAACGCTTCTGGCGAGTTGGTTGTAACCATATAATAAAGGAGAAAATAGTATGGCAACAGTAAACCTTGGCAGAGTTAAACCTGTCAACAAAGGAACGTGGTCTAGTGCAACCACATATGCTGTCGATGATTTTGTTCAGTATACCGACAGTGGCGTACTATCAACTTACATTGCAGTAGCAAGTGGTTCTAACCAAGCACCGTCAACTTCTGGCACAGAAAATAGCAGTTATTGGAAGTACATGAGTAAAGGCACTACAATTAATGTTGGTAATAACAAAATTGTAACTTCAGATGGAAGTGGAAACCTTACAGGTCTTAGTGTAGGAACAGCGGGTCAATTACTTAAAGTAAATTCTGGTGCTAATGGCTATGAATTTGCTGCGGCAGACCCTGCTATTGTTAGAAAAATACACTATTTTGAATATAATACTAGGACTACGGGCAATGGCGGTACTACAAACCAGTTTACTATTACAACTTCATTCACGCCTTTAGACGTTACTAATAATTCTTTTCAAGTTGCTTTGGTTGTTCCAACTAACCATGCAGGAAATGATTATGGTTCTCACGGTCTTAGATTCAGTGGAAACAGCTATGATTTCCGTCACGCAGGTGTTCAACACGTTGACGTAGGCGGAGCATATATGTCTGCGGAAGGAAACTTTGGCGTTATCCCGGCGGGTGCTTTAACAGCGGGTACACAGAGTATCTACTACCGAACTTATACAAACAGTTCACAACCCGACTATTACAATGTTAATACAAGTGATGATAGCCGTGTCGGTGTACAAACTGCAACAGCATTAACAATAACTGAATTTAGAAATTCATAATAAATAAGGAAGGTATACAATGGTAAGAATGGCAAACGTCCTAGCTTCATTTGATGGCTTTAATGGCTTTGAAGGCAATGACCCTACAAACGCTGAAGAATTTTCAAATATGAAACCAAGGAACTGTACAGATAAAGTTTGGCTTAAAGAAACTCCTACTTGGGAACAAATAGAAGCTAAAAAAGCTGAACTGGAAAAAGCTGAAGCTGATGTTAAAGCAAACAAAGTATCAGCATACAAAAAACTTAGCATGACCGATGCTGAAATTAACGCTATTGACCCAACTCTCTTGGGTGAATAGTTGAAGGATGAAGATGGCACAGTCAATGAACCCCGAACTGCAAGTTCAGATGGAATTAGATGCCCATGAAAAAGAATGTGCAGTGAGGTATCAGATGGTAAACGATAAATTAGAAGCGTTAGACAAAAGATTATGGAGACTAGAAGCCATGATTATGTTGTCTACTGTTTCTTTTATCGGCCTAGCAATTGTCCTAATGACAAAGATTGTATGACATATCCATTAATGAAAGTTGTTTGGATAGATACTGTCGAAACATCTGATGGCTCATGGCAATCAAAAGAAGAACTTTTGGAATCAACTCCCGCTTCCATTGATTCTGTCGGTTACATGATAAAACAAAATGAAGATTATATTGTTATCGCAGCCGACAAAGCTACCAAAGATGATGATGATTTATTTGGAAGATGCCAAGTAATACCGAAAGGCGTTGTTAAAGTAATGCAAGAAATTTAAACATAACTAAAAAGGGAGTGTGTATTGATAGACCCTATTTCAGCTTTTGCCGCATTATCTGCGGGGCATTCAGCTATTATGAAGGGTATCCAAATGGGAAAGGATATGTCTTCACTATCGGGTGCGGTGTCACGATATGCCAAAGGAGAAGCTGAATTACAGTGGGGTGAAGCCCGTAAAAAGAAAGCAAAATTTTCACTTGCCGAAGACTCAGCTATTGAAAAGCATTTTCAAAAAGAAAAACTTAATGATATGCGAGCAGAATTGCGTAAAGCATTTTTATATTTTGGAAAACCCGGACAATGGGAAAGATTACAAGCAGAGATTGCTAATGAACGTGTACTCATTAAGAAAGCTTTAGAAGAAGAAGCAGAGCGAAGAGAAAGATTAATTCTTATATGGGGAACAGTAGCAACTTTAGCAGTAGGCGGTGCGGTCTTGTACTATTGGATAATGTTTTTAAAAGGCACACTGTAAAATGTTTAAAAATATAGCACTTGTTATTATAACCATTATAGCATTACCTATCATTCTTACATGGGAAATTGTTACAAAAAAAGAATTTATATTTTTAATAGTTGGAATAGTAATTGGATATTTATATGGGAGTGATTACACCATAATATAAACATGAAGAAAGTAATAAGAACTCAATATCAACAATAATAGAATACCTATAGGAGAACCAATGATAAACGTATTACTACAGGGCTTGTTTGGTGTTGCTAGTAGTGCAGTTGAAGGCTACATCGACACTAAGAAAGCTAAAGCAAAGCAAAAACTAGTTAAGATTGAAGCTGAAACTACTCTTATGGAAAAGCAAATCACTGGCGAAATCGCTTGGGATGTTGAAGCTATTAAAGGTTCTAAACAATCCTGGAAAGACGAGTATTTAACAATTTTGTTTTCGATTCCATTGCTACTTTGCTTTTTGCCGTGGACAGTTGAATACGTTGAGCGTGGGTTTGCAGCTCTCGCTATGACTCCCGATTGGTATAAATATACGTTAGGAATTATTGTAAGTGCATCGTTTGGAATAAAAGGTGCGTCTAAAATGTTTGGTAAAAAATAAAAAGGAATAATACATGAGTGATATTGATTGGCCTTCTGACCCAAAAGTTGTGCAACTTGAAACTAAAAAGTTATGTACTTGTGGTGCTAATTCTTTTGAAGCCCAACAGGATGCGTTGCCTCAGATGATGGTAAACAAAGCATACCAGTTACTAAAGTCGGGTGATGAGTTGACTGCAAGTGAACTAAAAGTTTGTCTAGATATTACTAGAGCCTATGGCGTAGAAATAAAAGATGAACCTAAGAACGTATTAACAGAGAGTCTACCATTCGATGAAGAGTGAACCTCAAGTTGCTCAAGTAAAAAACTTTAAGAATTTTCTATATCTTGCTTGGCAACACCTAACACTTCCCCCACCAACTCCGATACAGTACGATATCGCAGATTTTCTACAGGGTAATGACAAACGTATACTTATCGAAGCCTTCCGTGGCGTAGGTAAATCTTGGATTACTTCAGCTTTTGTTTGTCATCAACTATTGTTGAACCCTCAACGAAACATATTGGTCGTATCGGCCTCTAAATCTCGTAGTGATGACTTCAGTACCTTTACCCAAAGGTTAATCGCAGAGATGCCCATACTGGAGCATCTAAAGGCTACACCAGACCAAAGACACTCTAAGGTATCTTTTGACGTAGCCCCTGCCAGAGCGTCACACGCTCCGTCTGTTAAGTCGTTAGGTATCACCTCGCAGCTAACAGGTAGTCGTGCAGACCTTATTATTGCGGATGACGTTGAATCAGCTAATAACTCCCAAACGCAACTAATGCGTGACAGGTTAAGCGAAACTGTAAAAGAGTTTGATGCGATTATTAAACCAGAAGTAGGACGTATTGTATTCCTAGGTACACCACAATCAGAGATGTCACTTTATAATGACCTTGAGGAACGTGGTTTTAAAACTAGAATATGGACTGCAAGGTATCCCCAAGAAATACAACAGATAAGTTATGGTAGCAAGTTTGCACCGTTGCTTAGTGAGTTGTTAAAGAAAGACAAAAAATTAGTAGGTAAACCCACAGACCCAGAAAGGTTTGATGATTTAGATTTATTAGAAAGAGAGGCAAGTTATGGCAGAACAGGATTTAATCTCCAGTTTATGCTTGATACTTCTCTTTCTGACCTTAACCGCTATCCGTTAAAACTTAATGATTTAATAGTAGTATCGGGCAGCTCAACATGGAAAGAAGCACCAACAAAAATACAATGGGCTTCTGGGGCTGACCAGATAAAAGAAATAGATTCAGAAATACCTAACGTAGGTCTGAAAGGTGACTACTGGGTTGCTCCGTTATATATGGCAGAGCAGTTTGAGGAGTTTGAAGGTTCAGTAATGTCTATTGACCCCGCAGGTAGGGGTGAAGACAAGACAGCATATGCAGTCGTTAAGATGCTGAACGGAGTTTTATATGTAACAAATGTAGGAGCATTAGATGGTGGATACAGTGAAGCAACGCTTACAAAGCTTGCTAACGTGGCTAAAGAACAAGATGTTAATTATGTGGTCATTGAGTCAAACTTTGGTGACGGTATGGCTACCCAACTTCTCAAGCCTATTATGGCAAAAATACATCCGTGTAGTATTGAGGAAGTTAGGCATAATAAGCAAAAAGAACTAAGGATTATCGATACCTTAGAACCAGTAATGAATCAGCATAAGCTAGTTGTGAACTTAGAAATGATTCATCAAGACTTTAAATTAGACCCAGACCATCAGTTATTTAGACAGTTAACCCGTCTTACAAAAGACAGAGGTTCGCTGCGTCACGATGACTTATTGGATGCTTTGGCTATAGCAGTAAACTATTGGGTTGAAAGAATGGATAGAGATATGGTACTATCTGCATTAGAAAGTCGTAATACACTTTTAGACCAAGAACTAGAAGCGTTTATGGAAAATACAGTGGGAAGGAAACCACCAACAAATTCTTGGATATGAAAGGCACACAACAATGAGTAAAGTAATTTTTCTAATATTCGTAATGCTACCCAATGGGCAACTAGATACTAAGACAGAAATCTTAGCTAACTGTCCTAATCCTGCAATGATACAGGTTATCATGGAAGATAAAGTCCAAAAAGGGCTTATCCTGGAATGGGGTGCTACTTGTAACGAAGTTAAATTTACCCGTAAAACATCAACATAATCTAATACCTTCCCTACTAGATAGGGGGGCTTTAGTTACCCCTATAGTATACTCTAGTTTCTAGGGTATTTACTAAAGTGTTAATTGTTAATGTTAATTATAATGGAGATAAGAC